TAGTACCCCTCGTAGTTCCACTTTTCGGTGCGTCCGTTCAATACGGTCTGCGAAGTCCCATCACCGGCATAGTCGCCGAAATCATCCGTGTCCTCATCGGAGTCATCTTCGATGGTCTGGATGTTCTTCGCCAGTGGAAGGTATTCATCTTCGCCAGGCTTGGTTGCGTCATCAGTGTACGGTGCGATGAAGTGCTGACGCTTGGCATTCTTTTGCTTCGTCATTGTTTAATCCCCTTTCGGAAAAGTTGTAAGGGTCGCCGTGAAGTCGATGACCCAATAAAAATAGCCCTGTTCGTCGGCAATCGACTGACTGGGCTTGCTGGTGACGCTGATGTTGTCGAACTGGAAACTGTCATCCATACTGGCAAGCTCATTCAAGCGCTCCAGCATTTCTGTGACCTGCCAAATCTGTTCGCCAGCCTTTTCAGCGTCCTTCGTTTTGATGGCGTACTCATAGTTGAGCGCTTCATCCTTTTCGCCATCCATGTAGGCACGAACTACCTGCCCGCCAGGCATGGGATAGAGCGCGGCGCTTTCGGTAGCCGTTAGTGTTCCCAAGATGGTCGCAATAGGTAGGTCTAGTGCATTGATGGCGTTCTTTAATCGTGGTCCAAAGTCCATCAGAGGTCAGCCCCTTTCACAAACGCCTTTTTCCAACTATTCATATACTTCGCCTTGGCCGTTTCTGTCCAGCGTGGACCGGTGCCAGGCGTCGTATAATGCCAACCGGCGGGCGCATTGAATTGACGACTCGCATAGGGCTCGTTCCACTGGACGAACGAACCATCAATGGCAATCACCTGTGATGTACGTCATGGCCCATTCTTTTTCGGCACGAATCGGTTAGAATCCATGCCAATCTGATTCGCCATAATCTGGCGCGCCCGGTTAAATGCTGCCGGGCTCACCTTATGCCGCAGTTTTGCCGTGTTCGTCATGACCTTAATTCCGCTCATTAAATCACCTGCAATTCAATGGAGTAAGGGGCGCTGCTGTCCGGTTCTTGATACGCTGACCAGTTGACTACCTTGTACTCGTGACCGTTATACGTCAGTCGTGCTTGAAGCCAGCTGTCATCAATCTGCACAGGGTAGTTGGTGGTGTACGCTGCAATCAAGAACACGGTGGCGTTGGCGGTCAGCGTCCGGTTGCTTCCCGTACCACTGAACTCCTTCGTCATGTCAACACGTACGTTGGTAAGCTCAATCGCCTCAGCGTAATTCGGTTTGTTGTAGTCGCCCTCGTCAGTGTACAGCTCGATGGTTACCGTATCGTGCAACCACGCTTTATCGGGCAATAACGCTGTCATGTGTGCATCACCCCCGCAAAGAGCAAACCGGTACCGTGCAGCCCACGATAGGCTTCATCGCAAACAATGGTGCCACTGACGTTCGCCGTCACGCCGCCAAAGTTCTTACTCACGGCCGTTTTACCGATGGTCTGGCTAACACTCTGGGCAAGCGATGCTTTGTAGGCTGTGGCTGTTTTAAGCCCGCTGTCGGCCATATACCGAATCTGGAGCATGACTGCTCGTTTAAATCGAGACACACGCAAAGCAAATGAATCGTCAGCGATATCATGAAGCTGGTAGTAGTCGCCGGTGACCTCATCAAGGTATCCCCCTGCGAGCACTGCCAATTCTTCAAAGTCGGCTGGCGCCTCGGTGACGTGCATCGTTGCGACGTACTCATCGGCAGTTACATAGAGGTCATTCATGAGCTACCTCCTATTCCACTGCTGGTGCCGTATATGTGCCGGAAACGGTGGTCTTATCAGACAGTGTGGCCGTGACGGTACCCGCAGTGGCATCGATGTCCACTTTGGTGATGGTTGGCGCGGCTGCACCCGTATCACCCTTGGCACCATCTACGCCGTCCTTAACACTGCCGACGCCCTGTTCCAAGGCGTTGAGCTTGTCGGCGGTAATGATGTCACCATCTTTCCACGTGTTCGGTGTGTAAGCCATTCTAATCATCCTTTCTATTTTGAGTCAGTTACTTGCCTAACTTTGCTTTCCCGACGGTCGCGCTACCAACCGCCGGGGTTACGCTTCCGGGTCAGCACCAGGCACCGCAGACACGTAAATCGCTGGCTTGGCGTTGTCAAACACAATCGCATCGTAGTAGTCCAAGCCCTTAATGGTGTCGCGGTAACCGGAGCGGTCGGAGTCAGCCGAAATGGTATCCACGGAACCGTACTTCACGATTGGCGCAATTGCCGTGAGTGGCGTGATGATGAAGTTGATGGCATCCGTGATGGTCAGACCAGCAAGGCGGTCTTTGGAAACCTTGATGATTGGCACTCCGCCGTCAATCTGTGCAACATTACGGTTGATACCATTGATAGACTGCTCATTGGTGGTAAAGGACTTGGTCACACCGGACGCGTTCTTAAGTAGGCGGTAGAATGCTGCGGAAACGAACATCACGTAACCGCCTGGAATTTCGTTGTCGGTCATGTACTCTTCGGCTGCATCGTACAAGTCGAGTACGTTGTCCTTGGTGGCAACCGTTGTGTCCTTCATGCCGGCATTGTCGTATAGTGCCTGAACTGCAACTTTGTCGCGGTGTGGCACGGTGATGAGCCGCTTGTGTTCGGTCACGATGTTATTGATGGTAAGTGCAGATGCTTCGGACTGGTCGAGGCGATCAACGTCATAGCCGAACCAGTCTTCGTGGGTCAGCTTGACGGTTTCTTTCTCGATGGAAATCTGGTTGCGGGCGTTGTCGCCATTCCGCTTGTACTGCGTTGCGTCAACGAAGCCGGACATCTTGTTGATGCGTACTTCGTTGGCACCGACAAAATCGGCAGCAGTAATGGACTTGGCACCTTGACCAAGGACATCCCACACGAGGGAATCGGCCTTGAAGCCCTTGTCAATCGTGGCAAGGTCTTTGGAATCTAGTACTAATGGCATAAATAGTCATCCTTTCTATTTGGCACCGGCGAGACGTGCGGTAATCTTTGATACCATGTTCTCTTCACCGGCTGGGTCTGGGTTCGGATTGCCCGGGTTCACAATCGTGGGCGTCTTTGGTGGTACTGGTGCAGCATTGAACATAAACTTGCTGTCGTCAGCCTCCTGCAATGACTTGATCTGCTCAGACAGCCCTTTGACCGTGCCTTTATCATCTAAATACAGGTCATCAGCGTTAATCAGCGCACGCACCGCCTTGACGTTCTTCGCGCCAGCTTGGGTCAATGCCAGTTCGGTTGCAGAGTTCAACTTCACCGTTTCCAGTTCAGCCGCTGCATCCTTCTTGGCTTGCTCATTGGCTTTCTTGAGTGTATCGAGCTGTGCTTGCAATTCGGCGTTACCCTTGTTGTCCTTTTTGAGCTGGTCAAGCTGACCGTTAACGGTTGTGAGCTGACTCTGCGCACCGTCACGTTCGGCGGTCAAGGACGTTACCTGCTCCTTGAGCGGGTTCAACACCTTACCATGCGCCGCCATGACACTTTTGATTTGGTCGTCGTTCAATCCTAATGCCTTGAGTTCTTCTGTGTTCATCCTTCTCCTAAGCCGTTGTTAAGCGGGTCGGCTCCCGCGTGGATTTGGGTAAAACAAACAGGCCTTTTATCGCCATACCCAGGGCGAGGTTTACATGTACTGTTTGAACATTTCACGTACCTCTTCATCGAGGTACTTTGGATCGTACTTGACGGTGGCGATTGGCGTCTCATCCGCCGGTGCTGACACCTTCATGTCCAGCACACCGCGACTGAGTATCACGCCATTGAGCACAGCGAGATACGCACTTGTTTGAGCATGTTTATCGCCGAATTTCTTCACCATGTTGATGGTGTGAATCGGCACTTGAATCATTAGATTCATCTTAATTTCTCCTGTTTTGAGCAAAATAAAACACCCACATTTCTGCGAGTGCTAATTAGCGTTAGCTTTCTGCTGCAAAATACAAATCCCACAGCCGTTCAACTTTAAAAGTTTCATCAGTTGCTTCCCATTCGGAATCGAAGGTGTCTGTAATCATACCAGCGAACTCCAATCCAAATTTATCTTCATCACCATCAATGTCCGTAAGCACTTGAACCCCTGAAACAGGAGCATGCACAATCCGAACAAAGTCTCTCATCTTCGGTGTCATTATTTTTTCGAAGTACGTTAAATCATTCTCTGGCATCGGAAAAAAAGATCGTGTCATGCTCACCCCTCCTTTGGAATTACCGTGATAATCAAACCACCACTGTTAACAATTACATGCACTTGCTTGGTAGCGAATAACGTCGAGTCACGCGCTTTATCTACCATAATTTTACCATTGACCAGCGCAGTTTGCACCTTATCGATATCAACACCGATTCGGCGCTTTCTGCTTTCCTGTTCGTATCTGGTGCCGATAATTCGGTCTATTGCATGTAATGAATGGCCGGTAATTGTCTGCCCGTCTGCGGTCGTCATACCATTAAGCTTTTCAGTTAATTCACTGTCTACCGACTTGTACAGTTCAAAGTCTGCCACGGGTTCAACTGTTCTTTGCTGACGCGCCCTCAAATAGCTGGTCAGCAGCTTCTTTTCTTGACCACCAGCAAGGATAATCCGCTGAAACTCTTCTTCATCGGGGAGCCCGTGCTTACCAAACCGCTTGACTTGGTTTTCATACATCTTGGCAAGGTAGTTAGTCTTATCTGTGGCACTCGCAGTCTTACCTGAATAGTCCTTCTCACGCGAGTAATCCCGACTCAAGAAATCATTGTTCTTTACCAATTGTCGAAGCGCCATCTGTTGCTTGTGCACCAATTGCTTGTACTTGAGCACACCAACGTCATCACCCAGCTGCTCCGCCAGCACCTGCTGATTTTTGTAGAACCGTGTGCGCCGTTCCAGGGCTCGCTGTGTTTGAACCACATTGCCCTTCTGGATACTATCGGCGGTATCGAACTGCTCCTGATTGTTGGTATTCACACCGGGAATGTACGGCCATTTGATGTGATGACAGTTAATGCCAAACGTGCCGCCCGGCTCACCATAACCAAACGAATCAAGCGGATAGAAGTATTCGCCACTCTCCGGGGCTGTGAACCCCGTTGTGCGCGTGGTTACCGTCTTCCCCTGAATTGGGGCACAGGCAGGACGTGAGGCGGCGTGAGACGACATCAGGAACGTGTCCACCCCATAATCAGCGGCGGCTTGATCACGGACAGCCTGAAACGCACGGTTGCTGGTCGTATTGACCACCATCCGTGCATAGCTTTCCAGTGACCACTTGTGTTCACCCCGGTCAATCAGTGCCGTTGAAATACCCTTGCCCCGCCATTTGTAGATAGTGTCCGCAATGGCCCTCTCCGGCGTTCTCAGCCCCGTTATCACGTTGGCGGTGGTTTCCTTGACAATCTGCTGAAACGCCTGCATCGCTGTATTCTCGCCGTAATTGGTGGTAATGAGCGTCTGGTTGACGTTGTTGTCCAAGTCGAGGAACGTTTGCTTGAGATAGCCGTCCAGCACCTGCTCGGTTGTGTTCGGTTTGACTACACCCGTGGACTTGGCAAGTTTGGCGTATTCCTGTTCTGCTACCTGATAACCAGCCACTTTAAAAAGATTGGTTAGCTTACCCTTTGCAGAACCAGTTGCCGCACTCACTGCTTTAATCAGGTCGTCATTGACTAG